AATGGGTACTATTGCTCGCGGTCTTATTGAAGATGGAGCTCAACTAGGAGTATCTTCTCGTGGTATGGGTTCTATCAAAGAACGTAAAGATGGTGTAATGGAAGTGCAAGACGATTTTTGGCTTGCAACAGCTGCAGATATTGTAGCAGACCCTTCAGCCCCAGATGCATTCGTTAATGGTATTATGGAGGGTGTTGAGTGGATATGGGATAATGGAAAATTAGCAGAACGTAAAGCTGAAGAAGTTCGAGCTCAAATTGAAGAAGCTTCTCGTAAAAAGAAACTCAATGAACAGGCAATGATGAAGGCCTTTCAGTCATTTATCAACGGATTGTCTTAAATAAAAATTTTTATAAATAATATTAGCTAGAATTAAACTAGGGAGTACATGTACATGACCGACCAAAATCTCGAAGTTAATGTCGAGGAGCTCGAAACTGACGTTGTTGAAACTGAAGTTGAAGTAGCTGAAGAGCAGATTGATGAAAATGCTCAAAGCTCTTTAAAGCCAGGTTCAACAAAATCAGCAATGCTCGGAGACCTTATGAAGCATGTAGCTGGTATGTCAAAGCAAGATCTTTCTTCGTTTTTAACGAAAGTTCTTGCTCAAGTTGGCAACGAGCCTACACCAAGCACCCACGCACAAAATGTTGCGTCTATTAAGCAAAATGGAGCTGGCGTTCCTTCACCTTCTGCTAAAGCTGTAAAAGAAGATGTTGAAGAAATGTTTGCCGGCCAAGAATTATCTGAAGAGTTTAAAGATCAAGCATCAACTCTTTTTGAAGCAGCTGTTGCAAATCGTGTAGCTATTGAAGTTGCACGAATTGAAGAAGAATTCGAGTCACAGCTCGAAGAAAAAGTAACCGAATCTGTTGATACCTTGCACAACCAAGTAAATGAATACATGGACTATGTTGTAGAGCAATGGATGGAACAGAATGAAGTTGCAATTGAAAATAATTATCGTGTTGAAGTCACTGAAAGCTTTATCCAAGGTCTGAAAGATCTTTTTGAACAAAACTATGTTGAAGTTCCAGAAGATAAAGTTGATATGGTAGAAGAGCTTGTCAATAAAGTCGAAGAGATGGAAGAATCGTTGAATTCTGCACAAGCAGAGAATATCCGCCTCTCAAATTCTCTGTCTGAACTGGAAGCAAATGGGGTTTTTGCCAACGTTGCTGAAGGTCTTGCTGATACTCAGACAGAAAAGTTTCGTACGTTGACAGAAGGTGTTGAGTATTCAACCAAAGAAGAATATGCTGCAAAACTTAAAATGATTAAGTCGCAGTATTTTTCTGAGTCAGTTGAAGAAGCACCGTCAACTTCTACAGGTTTAATTACAGAAGAAGATTCTATTGCATCAAATGATGCTCCAGAAGAAGAAGCTGTAGTTCCAGTAGAAATGAAAGCTTACGTCAGTGCGATCGCAAGGTCGATTAAAAAGTAAATTTTTATAAATAAAATATAGCAACGCCCATTAAAACATTCAAGGAGTAAATATGAACTTAAATGAGCAAATCCAACAGAAGTGGGACTCGGTGATTAATCATCCTGATCTTCCTGCTATCCAGGACACTCATCGTCGTTCAGTTACGGCAATGATTCTGGAAAACACCGAACAGTCTCTTCGCGAAGCTGCTAACATCGGTGCACATCAGCAACTTTTATCAGAAGCACCTACTAACGTTATTGGTGCTAATGGTATGGGTTCTGGTTCAACTGGCCCTATTACTGGTTATGATCCAATTTTGATCAGCCTCGTTCGTCGTGCTATGCCTAATCTTATGGCATATGACGTATGTGGCGTTCAGCCTATGTCTGGTCCTACTGGCTTGATCTTCGTTATGAAGTCTCGCTATGGTGATCAAGGCACTGAGGCATTCTACAATGAAGCTAACACTGCCTTTTCTGGTGGCGCTAATGGCGACACTAATCCTGGTGGTGCCCACGCTGGTACTGACTTCGATGGTGACGCTGATAACGCTGACATCGCTGGTTCTGGCGAATATAACTATGCTGATTCTATTCCTACAGCAACTGCTGAAGCATTAGGTACTAATACTTCGGTTGATTTTGCTGAGATGTCTTTCAGCATCGATAAAGTAACGGTTACTGCCGGTACTCGTGCTCTGAAAGCTGATTACAGCTTAGAATTGGCGCAAGACCTGAAAGCAGTTCACGGCTTAGACGCTGAAGCAGAATTGAGCAACATTCTTGCTGCTGAAATTCTTGCTGAAATTAACCGTGAAGTAGTACGTACAATTAACGTTACTGCTAAGCGCGGTTCAGCTTCTGGTACTACTAATCCTGGTTTCTTTGATCTCGACGTTGATGCTAACGGCCGTTGGTCAGTTGAGAAGTTCAAGGGTTTGATGTTCCACATCGAGCGTGAAGCTAACGGTATTGCAAAAGATACTCGTCGTGGTAAGGCTAACATCCTGATTTGTTCTTCTGATGTTGCTTCTGCCCTTCAAATGGCTGGTGTACTTGATTATACACCTGCTCTTAATAGCAACAACCTTCAGGTTGATGACACAGGTAATACTTTTGCAGGTGTACTGAATGGTCGATTCCGCGTATACATCGATCCATATACTACTGGTAATTATATGACAGTAGGTTATAAGGGTTCAAATGCATTTGACGCTGGTCTCTTCTATTGCCCGTATGTTCCTCTGCAAATGGTACGTGCTGTTGATCAGAACACGTTCCAGCCAAAAATTGGCTTTAAGACTCGTTATGGTATGGTTGCTAACCCATTCCACACTGGTGGAGGCACAACTGCAGGCACTCTGACAGTTGATAGCAATGTGTACTATCGTCGTACAGTGGTATCTAACTTGCTATAATAAAAACTCTAATAGCTTTAAGCCAGA